CTAAGGTTGATAAGTTAGTAGGTTACCTAGATATAGAAGAGGCAGTAAAGCTATGATCTATGCTTTCAAGTGTGAGTGTGGTAGCACCAGGGAGATCGAGCAGTCTATCCACGCTGAGATCATCAACCCTATGTGTACTGATTGCCATCAGTCTATGTCTCGCAGTTGGTCCTCGCCCGCCGTCACCTTCAAGGGTCCAGGGTTCTACAGTAATGGTGGATAGAAAGCACTAACCCCCACCGCGAAAGAGGATAACTCGGTGAGGGCTAGGCTTCCAAGAGGAGGCAGCTAAATATTATCACAGATATTCTGAATGATCCATTCAACTACCGGAACTGCTACTGCGTTTCCCATCTGCTTATAGCGGTGGGAGTCTGATTGTCCTTCTGTCCAATCATCAGGGAATCCTTGCAATCTTTCACATTCTACTGGCGTTAAGCGGCGCACATTGGTTGAGGTAGCTACACCTGATACATTGTTGCCACCTGTACCCATACGTGATGTAAGTGTATTCATTGTATCTCCTTGTACTCTAGCCCCGTCGTGGTAGTGAGGATGAAAGACAATGACTGTCGTTCGCACATCACCATTATCAAATGCGTTAAGTGTTGGCATTACTCCTCCTTCAATCCACGTTTCATAGTCATCAACATTCTGCGCCCTTCTACTCTTCGTGAACCACAAGTTTGTTCTCTGCAACATACTGGTTGCCTACTCCCTTATAGTCCCGTGCTTGAAGTGTTCCTATAACTACATTATCTTCAGGTCTTTTGTAACCTGTAGCTGTAAGTGTTGTTACTCCTGGAGTGTACTTGGCAAAGCCTGTCTGACCAAAGCTGCTTGGAGTTTCTCCGGTAAGGTCTTGCCCCTCTTGTTGGCTCGTCGAAGAATACCCTCGCAAGCCTTCTGACTTAAAAAGTATTTCGGCAACGCCTTGGTTAGAAGAACGTCGCCCAACGACGAAGACACGACGCCTTCGCTGGGGTACTCCGAAGTGTTGAGCATCAAGCACCCTCCATCCAAGAGAATACCCGAGGTCGGCCATCGTCCCGATGACGACTCCAAAATCTGCGCCGTTGTTACTGGATAGCAGACCAGGGACGTTTTCGATGACGAAGTATTCGGTCTGCGTTTCATCCACAATTCTTGCAATCTCCCAGAATAACCCGCTTCTTTCGCCAGCAAGACCAGCCCGTTTGCCAGCGACTGAGAGGTCTTGGCAGGGAAATCCTCCTGTAATAATTCCTGTGCTTGGTGTAAATCCTGCATTGATTAAATCCTCTCCCTTGACTGTAGTTACATCTGTAAATTGTGTTGCTTCAGGGAAGTGCTTAGCCAGCACCTCATTGCATTTGGGATCTATCTCTACCGAGGCAACGACCTTTACTCCTTGTCGCTGCATAGCAAGATCAAAGCCCCCCACTCCTGCGAATAGGCTAACTCCGGTCAGCATCAGTACCAACCTCTTCGGTCTGAGTGTGCGAGAGCGCTACACGCACTCCCTCGATAGCGATGGTTAATGTATCGTATGCCGTGAAGGACTTGAATTTCAGGCTTTCGACTACGCTCTCTAAGGAGTTGAGCAATTCCGTAAGCCGTTGATCTTGGGTTGTCGGCAAAGTGGTCAAGCCTACTCTCACGGGTCCATAGGGTGAGTAGGCACGCTGTTTGCTTGCTCGTATATCCGAGAGCTTTACTATATTGCTTGATGATTCTTCTGTTCTCACGCTTCTCCTCCATTGTTGCTTTCGTCCTCGCCACCGCTGGCTTCTTCTCTATCTCCACGTGTATATGCACCGGTGGTGTCGGTATGAACGCTATCAATAGCGTCAGTGCTGCCATCAATATCAAGCCACTTCTTACCCAGTTGTTCATCAGAGATCTTCTCCTGCTCTAATAGTTCCTTGTAAGTTTCAGGGTAGTGGTTTGATAGGCGTGCTAACGCCCTATCCCTGGCCCTCCGGTAGTTGCGATAGCCCGTTGCTAACCGCTTAGCTGTTGCTATTCTTCTATCTGTATCCGTCATTAACCTTCTCCTCCATAACTATAAGTACATAGGTTATCAGTAATACTATGATGATCCCGATAGTAAAGCTCACTCGCCCTCACCCACTTTACTGTTGGCTAGGGCTGAGGTGATCTCGATAGGTCTGCCTATTAGGTGAGCATCCTCCTCATCACTTTCCCACGTAGATATAAAGACACGTGAGTCCGGCGTTCGCCGGTGCCAGGCGAACATATCCTCGATCTGCTCGCCTCCCCATACGGCCACCCCCTGCGAGTCGGTGACTTCATATAGGTAAATGAGGTTCTCTTTCGTAGAATAAAAGCTCATTTTCTCCCTCTCCCCTCTTCTATGTCGAGAAGGTGAATATCGTTGAGCGCACGAACCATACGCTTGAGGTTTTTCACGCCCTCCTCCTCATTGCCGTTGTTGATCTGTTCTACGGCCAACTTGCTGCACAATTCTGCCTTAGCAGATAGGTACTCTTTATTCATTTACTTGCCCTCTCTCTCAGTGTTCATATCCACACTCACAATTTAGTGCGGGATCTAGCTCATTCTCACACTCAACGCAAGTGTCAGAATTATATTCTTTACGGTCATACTCTCTCTCACACTTATCGCAAGTGATCCATTCAGAATTGTCATCAAAGGCCGGATCTACCGCATAATAGTAATCGCTCACTACTCGCCCTCTTTCTCTATTGGATGTAGGTATCCACCCATTGATGCGGCAAGACCGGTATAGATCGTGACCTCGCCCTCACTCTCGACATATGCGCCTGGCATATTCTCGCTTACCCACTCCTTCAATTCCTGGATCGTATCTACTTCACTTAAACTTAACACGCTATCGCCTCCACTTCTAGGCCGGCCAGTGCATAGGCCTTCACAATAGCCTTGGCCCTGGCCTCAGTGAGATCACACTCTCCTAACACTTCTCCGCTATCTATTAGGCGAAGAATAGTGGGGAGCTTGATCCTGGCGCTCACGCGCTCACCTTCTCTCGTGCCTGGCCGGCTTCTAATAATTCTTCTATTTGGCCAAATACACTGAACAAGGCCAGCTCGTGCGCTGCCTTTAACTTTTCCAAATTATATCGGAGCGCTTCTACTCGGCCAGCTAGCTCGTGTAGATCAGTGTACATAGTATGCTTCTCGAAGTAGAAGCCGGCAGTACCGCTCGCCTCCACTGTACACTCGCTAATTACACTCCAATAGGCCTTCTTCACCTTATCGTGATAGGTATATACCTTCACGCGATAGTTATTCTCCAGCGTGTAAGTATCTACACACTTCCTCGTGATCTCGTTCACTAGCTTCTCGTGTTTAACGTTCACTTTCTTCCTCCTTCATAAGTGAAGTAGAAGTCCTACTTCTCACCCTCCTCCGCTATTGCTAGCGAAGAAGCGTGAGCTGCGTACTTCTATGCCTTACTATACCCCATAACTAGGGTAATTGCTTCAATATCCAGGCGAGTGTATCTATTCTCCCCTGATAGTAGGAGTAAGTCTCCTTCTCGCCTACACTCTCGCGCAGGCGCTCGAAGATATACTCGGCCTCCTTCTCGATGATCTCTCTCACTTCTTCACTCTCTCTCTCGCATAATTGAAGGCTTTCTCGGCCCTATCTAGGAAGTACTCCGCACTAGTACTATCTTTCTTATTAACCATTAACATATACTTCCCCAGGTTCTCGGCCACTGCCCTATCGTAATCCGGCCCGTATCGTGTAACACTGGCCAAGGCTAGTATCCTGGCCTTATCCTCCTCCACTCCTTCTCGTGTCGGAAGTGTGCAGCTATCTAGGTGCATTAATGGAATAGTTACCACTTGCCGGCCTCCTCCGCATAACACTGGGCAATAGATCCCCAGCAATACCCCTGGCCTGGTACGTACCAAATATGGCCCAGGAGATACCAGGCTCCCCACAATAGGAGCGCTCCCAGGATCATCATTACTCCCCAGCCCCTAGGCGTTAATCTCCTCATTTAGACGCCTCCGCTAGTGCGTAGGCCTCGCGCTGCGCCTTCCAGCTAATAGCGGAGAAGGTAGTGTAGATCCCAGTAAGTGTTTGCCAAGCCTCGGAGCGTGTCCAGCCTAGATAGCCTAGTGTTAAGTGTAGGGGATCATAGTGAGCGCTCATATACTTACTTCCGCCAGTGGCGAAGATACGCCAAGCGTTGCCATAAGTAGGTGATCCATATTGAAGGATTAAGTGAGGAGTACGCATTGACTCGTAGACTTCTTCACCTAATACTTCTCCTTCTAATAGGCCAAATTCCTTCATATATTCTTCGATAGCCTTCACTCGTGTTTCTAGTTGTGCGTTACTTATTCTCATTACTATTCTCCTTATTTGCTAGGCGTGTCTTGAGTGTGAAGTTATGGATATCTTGCCAAGACTTCAAATTATTTTCTTCGATTATTTTCTTATTATTTTCAATAATTTGCTGCGCGGATAATCTAATCACTTTACTTCTCCTCCTAAGTAATCAAGTTCCGGAGTGAGCTTGATAGTGCCTAGGGTAATCTACCCCATACGCGTAGGCAACACTTAGCGCAGTTTATTTGGTAACGATTTGGTAACGATATCCGGCCCAGCTTGGTGCAGCAATTATTCCAGGCTTGGCGATAGTAGGCCCAGCTATTGGGCCGGAGGAGTGTTACTTAATTAATAGGACTTAGGGGTAAGGGTGCGCCGGCGCCGTAACTATAGTCAGCCCCAATAGAATTTATAGACCAAAGTTATCCACAGCCTGTGGACAGTTGGCAACGCGGTCGGGAGTGTCGCAGAAAAAGGCACCCGGGTATGCTGAATTCCGGCGCCGTAGTAGTAATACTCCCCAACAAAAAATATTTGCTAAAGTGAAGCTGGAAACGGCTCTGAACAGCACTTATACTGTATGTGATCAAGGTCACAGAAATAAAACGGGAAATGCTCTAAATTTCCTGCCTTAGTATACAGTAGGGGAGCAAAGCGGGGAGAGCTTTGCGACCCGTTTGGTTGGCCTCTTGCGAGGCCCCTAGGCCGAGTACTGACTTACCCCTCACTTCGCTGT